CTTGTGTCTAGGAATGGTGGGATTATTGATGGTTTTCTTATTGGCTACCGGAATAGAAATAGTCTCTGGCTTGCTCAGGTGTGGCGAAAAACTGGGACTGACTTACAGACCAGTAGGAAATCATTTGAACTCGCAAAGGAATGGGCAATGAAAAGAAACATGATTTCTATTACTGGAGAGACAGATAGGAAACAAATGAGAGCAATGGAAAAATATGGCTTCAAAGAAGATAGCGTAACTATGAAAGTGATACTATAATGGGAAAAGGAACAAAGACAGCTAAGGCACCACCAGTACCAGACCCTGTACCAACTCCAACTCAGGTTGACGAGGATATTAAATTGAAAGACCAAGCTAAGAGAAGGCAGAGAATACAAGCTGCTGGCAGGGGTGGCACAATCTTAACTGAGATAAACAAGCAATCACAAGGTTCAGCTTTGTTACTTGGAAGGTCAACAGCATGAATGAAACTAATCTTGCTAGTAAATTACGACTTAGGATGAAACAACTCGAAGAGGTTAAGCAACTCTATGAAGATCGTGACTATGATATTGCGCGATATGTAAATCCACGACGTGAGCTATTAAAAGACTCCCAGAGATATGATGACAGAGGTAAGGTAAGAGGTAAAAGGTCTTACAGTGGTGTACCTTCGTCTGCGCTAAGTGTATGGGTAGATGGTATGCAGGGTCACATGGTATCTCAATCTTTGAAATGGTTCCGCAATGTAATCAACGATAAGAGAATAAACGATATAGACGAAGTACAACAGTATCTACAGAACTACGACGAGGCTATGTACGGTGAGTATAACAACTCAAACTTCTATGCAATACTAGGTGAGTGGTTCAGAGATGCTGGCTCTATAGGAACTGCTACACTATTTACAGAAGAGGATATGAGCAGGGAAGTAGCTGTGCATATCCCAATCCACCCAAGAGAGGTGTTCATCTCTGAAGATAGGTATGGAGAGGTTGATACAGTATTCAGGAAGTTTTTCTTAACAGCTAAACAGGCAATACAGAAGTTTGGTGAAGACAAACTAAGCAAGAACATAGTAGATAATGCAAAGGAAAATCCAGAAAAGAAACATGAATTCATTCACGCTGTATACCCGAATGACGATTTAATGTTTGGTAGTATCCTGTCGATACACAAGAATTTCGCATCTGTCTATCTCGAAGCTAATGTCACTGGCCCGATTGAAGATGGTGATGGAACGGTACAGAGGTCTGGCTATGACTTGAATCCATATTCTGTATGGCGATTAAGAAAGAACTCAGATGAGATTTACGGATATTCTCCTGCTGCTGATGCAATGGTATCAATTAAAAAAGCACACCAGATGTCAAAGAATATTTTAAAAGCTTCTCACATGGCGGTTGCTCCTGCACTTAATGTACCAGAACACATGCGAGGTCATACGAGGATAGAACCAGATGGCCATAACTACTATGAACGAAACGGCGATACGGTATCTGTTATCAATACTGGTATAAACTACCCCATAGCAATAGACAGAGAGAAAGAAATACAAAGAATTATCGAAGATGCCTACAGGGTAGAGTTCTTCCTTATCCTTGCAAGAGCAGAACGCGAAATGACAGCTACTGAGATTATGGAAAGACAGTCTGAGAAATCAGTTCTTCTTGGCCCGCAAGTTGGTAGGTTAGAAAGAGAAGGTCTTGCTAAATCAAATAACAACGTCCACGAGATAGCTGATAAGGCAGGAAGATTACCAGAGCCGCCACAGGTTCTTATAGACGCTTTTGAGGAATCTAAAGCTAGAGGTGGCAGAAAGATTAAAATAGAGCAGGTCTTTACCGGCCCACTCGCACAGGCACAGAGAAGGCTATTCCTTCTGCAACCAGTAGAAAGTGGATTGAATAAACTTGCACAGGCGTCTGCGGTATATCCTAAAGCATTAGATAGAGTACACCCAGACAGGTTAGCAGAGTATATCCTGGACTCTACAGACTTCCCACAGTCAGTTATGAGAACAGATCAGGAACTAAAGGACATGCGAGATAAGGAAGCGGCAGAACGCGCACAGGCACAGCAACAGCAACAGTTACAGGGTATTGCAGACGCAGTTCCAAAGCTTCAGAGAAAATCCGAAGTAGGTTCACCAATGGAAACTATTGAGGGACAATTAGCATGAACGAAACAGTAACGTCATACAGATCATGCTTTGGAACAGACCCGGGCAAGAGAGTTCTAGGTGACTTATTAATCAATGGCGGATATTTTGATGATGATTTGACAACACCAGAGGAACAAGCGGTACAGAACTTTGTAAAGCAGATAATTAAAAAGCTCGGAATAGACGGGCCTGACATGGTTGGAATGTATATACAAAAGCTAATGGAATTACCATCGAAAGGGAACTAATGGCAAAGAAAAAAGTAAAGAAGGAAAAGAAAGAAGTAGAACCTAAAGAAGTAAGGGATATATGCACAAGTGAAACAGAAGTTGCAAGGCTTGATGTGATTATCGACAAACTAACCAAGCGAATCGACAGAATTGTCGACGCAATCAGTAGAGCAAAGCCGGTTAAAAATTTGTAAAACAATTCAGGATAGGGTCTTAAGCCTGACACGGTGGGAATACTCGCCCCACCTTCCTGTTTGTTAGCGAGCTGGATAGGAGTATCCAATGATACGCAAAGAATATGCACGAAGATATTATTTAGCCAACAAAGAATCTATAAACAGAAAAGCAAAAATTTACCGAGATACACACAAAGACAAAGTGGTTGCCAGACATAAAAAATACTGTAAAAACAATAGAGAAAAGATTAACGCCTATCAAAGAAAATATTTTACAAAGAACAAGGAAAAAGTGAGAAAACAAATTAGAAATGCTAACCTACAAAGAGAGTTTGGGATAACTAATGAAATATATGATGAATTGTTTGTTCAACAGGGTGGAGTTTGTGCTATCTGTGGCAGCCCTGAGACTTCTAAGATATATGGAAAAATAAAACATTTAGCTGTAGACCACTGCCATAAAACAAATATGGTTCGTAAACTTTTGTGCCAAAATTGTAATTTAGCATTAGGTTATGTTAAAGATGACATAGTAATATTAACTAAAATGATAGTTTATTTAAAGGGATTATGATATGAGTGAAACTGAAGCCGCGGGCGGTGATACGTTATTATCATCAGAACTAGCGACAACTTCTATAGAGAGTTATGTTGGCGCCGACAATATGGAATGGGCGACATCTAAGGGAATCAAGAGCGTTGAGGATTTGCCGAAGTTAATTGGCAGTCACCGAGAACTTGAGAAGATGTCAAGTGGCAGGGTTAAAATGCCAACACCTGAATCGTCAGCAGAAGAAATAAGAGCGTTCTACCAGAAAACTGGATGCCCTGAAAACCCAGAAGGGTATGAGGTTCCACCAGTAGAAGGCGCAGAAGCGTTCCGTAACGAGAACATAGAAAACAGCCTTAAGCAGATAGCACATGCTGAGGGTGTTAGTAAGCAAGCCTTTGAGCATATAGTCAAGGGTTATTACGATCAACTTCTGGCAGATACACAAGCTAGTCGTGAGCAGGGTGAAACTGCACTTAAACAGGAACTAGGCGCAGGATACGATGAGAGCATGACGATAGCAAGAAGGTTCTGCGAAGAATGTAGTGATGAGTTCAGGGAATTACTTGACTCATCTGGTCTAGGAAACAATCCTATATTTGTAAAGGAATTTATTAATCTAGGTAAGAAGACAGCATCATCTCCTATAATAAAAGGTGACTCATCTGGAGATACTGAAAAAGGATATGTACCGCAATATGCAACCTCACCTGAGATGTATGCTAGTGGTGAGGATGATGAATCGAAACAAGCTCGCGAGTATTTTATAGCGAGAGGTCATAAATACTAAGACTCCGTTAAAGGATAAAGTCTGATATTAGAAGTCTCGGATAACCGCAAGGCCGAGTAAAAGCGTGTAAAGGCACGCCACTGACTAAGTGTATAATAGAAGTAGTAGCCTGACAAGAACAGGGTAACTCCTACGTTAAAAAAGAAGTTTAACTATTTTAAAGGAGAAGCCTCATGGCTACTAATACAGTAACAAGTCGCGAAAGTTTACTTGGCGCGGCTAAACAGACTCACAACAACGAGATAATCGACGTTGCAGAAGTCTTAAATGAAACAAACGATGTTGTTGCAGACGCTATTGTTCAACGTGGAAATGATATTACATCTCATGTAGTAACACGCAGAACTGCACTTCCGGCAGTAAATTGGGTTAAGGCCGGTAATGGTTGGAACGCAACCGTTGGTCTTACTAATCAGGTTCGTGAAGAAATGGGTATGTTGAAAGCCCGTTATTTGTGTCCTGAAGATGTTATGCGACTTCAGCCGAATCCCGCTAAATACAGGTCTAATCAGGAACGTGCTTATATTGAGTCTATGGGACAGGAAGTTGCCAATACCCTTATGGGTAACGTAAGTTCTGGTGCATTAGACCCAACTACAACACCTCCAGAAGAGTTTGCTGGATTCCAGTACAGACTTGCTTCGATAAGTGCCGATCCTACTAAGTATTGTGTTAATAACGGCAATACAACTGGTTCGGATAACACTTCTATCTACTTTGTTCAGTGGAAACCTGATGGAGTCTATCTGATTCATCCTCGTAATACTGACGGTGGTGGTCTAAAGAAAAAGGACGAAGGCCGTATTTACACTTCTGGCGATAACTCAATTGCCTCAGCTTCAGCGGCTAATCCTAACCCAACCAATTCACTCTGGGCTTATGTAACAGAGTTTAGCTGGGATGTTGGTCTTTGCGTTGAAGATGGCAGATGTGTAAAGCGTCTGTGTAATATTGACAGCGTTTCTACTGAGACACATACCTTGAATGAAGATTACATCATCCAGATTAGAAACAACTTCAAGGGTAATTCCACTATCTCTATGTATGTTAATGAAACCGTGTATACCCAATTGCAGATTCTCGCTAAGGACAAAATGAACGTCCAGTGGGGTGAGAACAACCCGTTTGGTAAACCTCAATTGTACTTCCTTGACATGCCGATACGTCGTTGTGACGCTATCACAAATGCCGAGGCAACACTTTCTTAAAGGAGAAAACTTATGGCAATTTTTGATGCTATGTTAGAATTAAGTGACGATCAAGATGTTTCTCAGGCTGTTGGTACAATA